GGCCTGTAGACATGAAGAAGGGCAAGAGGCTCGCCGGGATTGACGTCACGACTCTCCCAGCAGGTGACTACTGTCTCGCGTGCAACCGGTGGGGTAAGAACAGAGACCCGCTCACTGAACCCCGGGAGTTCGTCAGAGGCAACGTCCCGTTCTTCGGCTGGACCGCTCTATCCACACAACACGCCCCGTGCGCCTGCAACGAGATCCACGCGCTCTGCTACCGAGTCCTACCACCTAAGCCACCGATGTCCCTAGGGGCGGCCAGGCGCTACAGAAAACAAATGTGGCGCATGGTCCGGAGCTTCTACCACATGGCCGGAGACCAGAAGTTGCAGCCGTGGTCCCTCAAGCGAGTCGTGGCCGCTGCTCCCGCACACAAGCGGAGGCAGTACGAGGCTGAGCTGAGAGAAATGCTCGAGTCCGGCGACTTCACCCTGCAGCACTACCACCTGACCCTAAGTGCCTTCGTCAAGCTAGAGAACTCGAACTTGGCTGGCAAGCCTGCTGAGGGCAAGCCGCTGGTATCCCGGCTCATCCAGTACCGGAGCATCCGCTACAACCTTCACTACGGACGCGTGATCAAGCCCATCGAGAAGCTCTTCTACAAGTACAACGGGCCAACCAAGGTACCCTGGCACGGCCAGATCGACCTCACCTGGGTCTTTGACGGCATCACCGCGGAGGCGTGTGCTGACCTAATCCTTCGGCACATGGCGCTCTACCTAGTCCCGCTGGTCTTGAGTGTCGACGCGAGCAAGTTCGACAGGCACGTAGCCGTTACCCACCTGAAGAACACGCACCAGTTCTACAAAATGGTGTGCAGTGTGGGAGGCGTGGACTACTACGAGCGCTGCACCGAGGCACAACTCTACTCGCGCGGGAAGACGGCACACGGCATCCGCTACAAGCTCAACGGGAATCGAGCCTCAGGCGACCCCGACACAGCACTGGGTAACAAGATCGTTGTTATACTTTTGGTACAAGCCATCATGTCTGACCTCGGCGTGGAGCGTTACTCAGTAGGGAACCGGGGAGACGACTGCTTGATTTTCCTAGACTACAGTGAGTACGAG